AAATGATTTCACTAGGGGGTGGTGAAATCATTTCACTAGGGGGTGAAATCATTTCACTAGGTAGTGCAGAATTTTCACTAGGGGGTGAAATATTTTCACCTCCATTAAACACTAGCTTATAGAGATTTGAAGTGAAGCCGTTTTGCGTCTTTCTTAGCGACTTAACAAGAAAACCATCATCAATTAAATGATTAATATGCGTAATCACAGAACGCTTAGTCATCTCACAATGATCGGCAATATGCTGATAACTTGGATAACACTCACCCGCATCATTAGCATTATCAGCCAACTTAATCAAAACCAGCTTTCTGCCCGCATTACCGACCTTAGACTCCATAGCACTAAGAATACAGCGAATACTCATTTCCTACCTCCAGCCTTACCCTTACCAACCTGAGAAAACATATCACACCCCACACGCGTAGGCGAGACAGAGCGCAAACCAACTGGACAATTCAAATTCACACAGCCGCGCGAATCACTCCTAAAACTAACCCTGCTCATAAACCCCCCTAAAAAGGAACATCATCATAATTTTCCGAAGACGATTGATCGCTCCGCACCTCAACGCCAGAAGATGGAACCGAACCCCCTTGAGCCTCAGCGCGACTACCCAACATCAACATATCATCAGCAATAATCTCAGTGGCATAACGATCAACACCATCCTTTGTCCACTTGCGCGTTTTAATACGCCCCTCAATACGAATTAATCGCCCTTTCTTGACATAATCGCGCACAATCTCAGCAAGTTTGCCGAAAATAACCACACGATGCCATTCCGTCTCCTCAACCCTTTCGCCCGAATTCTTATCTTTCCATCGACGCGTTGTTGCCAACGACAAATTAACAACCAAATTACCATTGGGCATAAAACGCGCATCAGGTTCATTACCTACCCGCCCGATCAACTCAACCTTATTCAGCATTTATCACTCACCTCGCCTATAAGAAAACAAATCATCCAGCCAAAACCCCAGCCGCCTATCAACCCACTGGAAAAAATCATTCAAAAAATAAACAGGCGTAGACACCAACCAAAAAACAGCAAAAAAGCCCAGCCCGAGCAACTGAAAACAAAAACGCATTACACAAAATCCCCCAAAACACGCCCACCACGAACAGAAAAAGACCGAGCCAACCTAACACGCCTAACCCCATCATCACCCACGCGAAAACAGGAACCAACAACAGCCACCAACACCACAATCAGCCCCAAATCCTTAGCAATGGCGACCAAATTAACCGCATTGCGCGCGTGCAACTTCGCCATGCAATGCGCTACATGCGTCTTAATCGTGTCATACGAACGGAACCGACGTTCAGCAATCTCACGCTGCGTAAATCCCTCAGCTAACTGCCGTAAAACTTGTAACTCTGTTTTTGTTAAATGCATAAATCACCTGTGTGGGTAATACCGAAACGCCATACGTTTCAGTAAACTAAACCTTAGTAAAAAAATGCCCTGCTATGTATAAGGCGGGGCGAGTCGGAAACAATCAAAGTGCGGGTTCATTATTATTTTTCTAAACCAAGAAAAGATATCCTGCTTATACCTGTGGCTTTCTCTAAGCGTAACGCAGTATTAACGCTCATTGTTTTAGATTTTCTGTAAAGCAATTTATGGATAGTTGCTTGTGACACGCCTGATTCCTTGGCAAGTTTGACTTGATTGCCACAGATTAAAATTGCTTTTTCAATAACTGGATTAATATTCATGTCTACATGGTATTACTTATGTAATATTACGTCAACCACTAAAGTCATTAGATTTACTATTACTGGAGTAATAGAATTATGCTTATGACAACATTAGCCCAACGAATACAACAAAGAATGGATACGCTTGGTATAACTCAAGACAGGCTGGCATTTCTCTCAGGGTTATCGCAATCAGCAATACATAAGCTGATAAGTGGAAAATCCATGTCATCAAGAAGGATGCCTCAGTTAGCGAAAGCTCTGAAATGTGATATTTATTGGCTCACAGATGGTAAAGGCAGCATGGAGTTCACCCCATCCCCAGACTCAAACACACATAAAACAAAAGCCAAACCGCCAATTATCAGCGATGAAGAATGGAAAACACTCCCTTTAAAAGCGCGTACGTTAGTAGAAGATTTTTTAACCAAAACCAGTGGCGGAAAACTATCAGAATCCAGCATCAAATTACTGCAAGAGACCGTTGACGAACTCAGCAAGGAGAAATAAGGATGTTAAACGCAATCACTAAAGGCTACGTATTACGCAAGACACCACTAAAAGATAGACAAAACATCAACCCAGCTTGGAAAGCAGAAGTGCGTACTCATAACGGCGATATACCTGCCATTGTTAAGAAAATCAGTGAAAATGAAATTATCATAGAATGCTGTTGTGCGCTGATTGCGGAAGCCATGACACTCCCTGTGCCTAAACCATTAATCGTCAAAGATGAACAGCAAGGTATTTTGTTTGGCAGTGAAGAACTGCCGCATCCCGATTTAAAACGTACCCATCTATCAACATTTCTGGTCACGCTTTCGCTCGCTAACTGGGCGATATTGCCGGATGCAGTCGTGTTTGATGAATGGATTGCCAACCCTGATCGACATGGCGGCAACCTACTGACAGATGGTACTGGTAATTTTTGGCTAATTGACCATGGCTTAGCCTTAGCGCGCGGCATAACCCCAGAAGACAAAGTAAAAAACTACCTACTCGACATCGCAAGCGGACTAGCAGATGATGACCTAAAAAAACAACGCTTACTCAAACGGATTAGCGTAAAATTACCCACCGAACACCACATACCTCAAGCGGGAAACCTACCAGCCGAGCAGCAACATATGCTAAAATTCCTAGACCAACGCCACCCTCGGCTATTTGCGCTACTCAGAAAAACGGTGCTTAATCATGATGAAATCCCAGGCTTTTAACTCATTACACTTCCCAGCCCTCCCTGCTCATCAATACCTAACAGCGCCTATTTATATCGAACCCATGATAGGCAGCGGCGAAAGACTGACGATTGCTGGTGCTGTCAGCAATAAAAAAGAAACCTTAATTGAAAAACTAATCCTGCCAGACCTTGCAGAGGCGATGTATGGCAAACAAGGCAAAAACATTCTAGGGCTTGCCGATTTAATTATTCAAGACCTACAGGAACACCTAAAAACAGGCAACTTACCCGACTGGCAGCCGTGTTTTGAAGGCGCTTACCTAGGCACAGTAAGCAACGCCAGAGCAGACAATCCACGCCATGCACTCTCACAGATCGCACGACTGCATTCCAGCTTATGCAAACTCTCAGCCCTAAAAGCACTGGATGAAGACGAACCAGAAGAGCCGATAATGAAAGACAACACCCTTTCCGCATGGGTAAAACAAGTCCAGCAATTAGCGGCAACCCGCTCCCCCGATTGGCGACCTTGTTTTAATATAAAAGAAAATCTAGCGCAAGGCGATTTAGTGACCCTGCACTTTGCCTATGATACATTTGCGGCAAACATTGGCTTAATCACCCCCGTTCAGCTTTCCTCAAGAATAAATGATGCCAAAATCAAACTTTGGAATCTCGACCATTTACCCAAAACTTACCGAGAAAAACGACTAATCTTAGGTATTCCGCGCGAAGATGCGCCCGAAATGGCAGATGATCGCGTAAAAAACAAAGTATTAGGAAAAATAGAGGCATTGCAAGAAGAAGCGCAACGCTGTTCTATTGACGTAAAAACAGCACATACCGCACAAGCAGCCGCACAACTTTTAGCGGCTTAATTCACCGTTAATTGAAGGGTTACAATAAAAACAAGACACTTGTTAAATCGTTAACAGCAAATTAAAAGCCGCTACAAATTGATGAGCAATTTTAACAGGGAGACGCGTTAGAGCTTTTGCCGCTGACTTTTTGTAAGTAATCGTATACATGGCTAAATGATAGCACACTGTTATCTTAAGCTAATAACCCTATATCAATAACCGCACCCCCTGCCCTCCCCGACTAAATTATTTTTTAAATCATCCCTCATATAAAGAATAACCAGCCGCTTTGTCGCGGTTTTTTTGTGCTTGTAAGAAAAAATATTACTTAAGTGTTGATTAATTTAATTACTTTGGTAATATATAAATCTAGCAAAACAAACAGTAATTTCCTCCCACTCACCACAAGGACGTGGCACTTTTTTTACAGGTGAGCCATGACACAAAAACACACCCCACAGCAAAAAGCAGAAGCGATCTTTGCCGAAGCCGAAACAAAAGCAAACCAAAAAGGACTAAAAAACGCTGAAAAATGGGCGTTTATCTGCGGAAGACTACAGTATCAAATCGAAAAACTTTACGAGGAACAAAAATGAACATCAGCAGACTCGGTCGCAAAGCACTCACGCAAATCATTGCACGCAGACGCGCAAGACAAGCAGGCAAAGACCGCACCAGCATCAAAATAGCGGGCATCTATGCCCGCGAACTACTCAACCAAGGACACAGTGCCGCACGAGCCATCGCCCTAACAGAAAAACTCAGCTTAAACGGAGAAACACCATGCAAAACAGCCAGCAACTAGCAGACCTAAACACCTGCGAACCAGAAGCGGACACCCTACTAGACAACCTAGAAGCCCTAAGCGTTGACCTCCCCTACATAAAACCGCTACACGCAGAACTGGACAAAGCCATCAATGCCATGCGCTTAGTCGTACAACTAATCGCGCAAGAACAAACAAAACTAAAAACAGCAAAGAACTAAAAGCAATACCCAACGCCCAGCGGTCGGTGGCGAGTAACAACCGCCGTTGCATTTGAGAACCCTCTTACCGAAAACACTCAATGAGCAGCCGTCCACCCCTACGATACAGGGGCATTTAAAAACAGAGGAAAGAACATGATCACAAAATACGACCCATTAATCAAAAAAGCGGCAGCAGAACACCTGCCAGACGTAGATTGGCGACTACTCAAAGCCCAACTTTGCGCGGAATCAAACCTAAACCCGAATGCAACCTCACTCGCAGGCGCAATGGGCATCGCACAAATCATGCCGAAAACGTGGGAACAACTAAAAATAGAACTAGAACTCCCAGCCCTTGCCAACGCCTACAACCCTGTACACGCGATACCCGCTTGCGCATACTACATGCACAAACTCTGCGCAAAATGGAGTAGCAAACGCGAACAAGCAGACCGCTACGCACTGGCACTAGCAAGCTACAACGCAGGATTTGGCAACCTACTAAAAGCACAGCAACAAGCAAAAGGCGCAGTAGAATACTACCCGATCATACAGGCATTACCCGCAATAACCCACCAACACGCAGTCGAAACCCAAAACTACGCCCCCAGAATATTCAAAATATTCAACGAATACTTAATGAGCGGTAGATAAATGAAACAGTCAATAAAAGGCGGATATACATGGGTAGCCGCAATCAATAAAAAACAAAAATGCGTATGGGGTATCGGCAAAACAAACCAAGAAGCACTAACTGATGCGAAGAAACAAATAAAAAGCAAATCAGCCGATTTACAAAAAAAAGGACTTGGAAAAATAGAATACGCCACATTAAAGAAAAAAGCACCGACAGAATTTTGTGGCATCGCACTGTTTAAACATATCGTCATTAAAGAAGACCAAGAAAACGGACAGATAGACCTATTTGGACAATAGCCAACTTTCGGTAAAACCAATGAGACCGCAACTAGAAGAAAAACCAACAAAATGCAAATGCTGCAATAAAATCCTCACAAAACGCAAAACAGAAACTGAAAAAGCATTTACTCGTCGCAAATTCTGCAACACTCAATGCGCAGGAAGAAAAGCAGGCGAACTGCATCGTGGAATACAAGATAAAACCGTAGACACAGCTAACGAAATAATAGAGGCATACAATAACAAGAAATTTAAAGTTTCAGACATAATGGCATTTAAAAAAATTACGAGAAGCCAAGCTGGCAGACTCTGCAATCTACTCATGCAAGAAGAAAGAGCAGAAATAATCAGCAACTCTAAACCTAAAGTTTTTGCTATAAAAAAAGACGCTGAATACATCAATCAAAACGACATCATCTGCATAACCTCACGCAAAAAAACAACAGCAATAGCAACAACAGCAATAGACTATACGGAACACCTAAAAAAGATACTGCTTTTTTACCGCGCAACCGCGATCAGATAACCAACAAACTTTCGGTAAAACCAATGAGCCACAACCTACTGACAGAAGAAGAGCTGAACGAACTCACAGGCTCACCTCAGCGAAAAAAACAAATTGCGGTGCTGGTCAAACACGGCATAAACTTCATCACCCGCACCGATGGAAAAATAAAAACAACCTGGCAAGCCGTCAACTCAGTCCTGGAAAAAAGCACAGAAAAACAACAGACGACCGAGCCAGATCTAGACTTCTTGAGGCAATAGGATGCGCTACACATGATATTAAAACAACTGCTAACACTAATAAATGACAAAACACCGGCGTTAAGCGATGCTATTAATGACCATTGCTGTGTGTGTGATGCAGAACTAAAAACAGGTGGAATTAAGTTCAATAAATTACTCACAAAAAGCACTTTCAACCTGAATCAACAATTTAAAAACATGCGTAGTGACCTCATTTGTAGTCATTGCGCTGTATTTTTTGGGCGTGAAAACTGGCTGGCGTATTGTGATCGCAATAACAAAGACCCCTACTTTCCAAAAGTGGGTGAAAAAAAGCAAAGCGTGGCTAATTGGTTTTTCTTTAGTCACTACTTTGCAAAAAATGAGCACCGAATAGTAAAAACCAGACAAGATTGGCGTGAATACTTATGTAACCCACCTGAGCCGCCCTTTTGTTTTGTTATTTCTACAATGTGTAAAAAACACCTGCTATTTAAAGCAGAAATGGCTTATAGCAATGATAATTATCCAATTCGTTTTGAAGAGAAGATTGTCTATATTAATGTGACTGACTTCAGAACCTGCTTACAAGCTTTTGAAACGCTTTATAACCAAGGCTTAAGCAAGGCCACTTTAAAAACAGGCGAATATAACAGCAGTGCTTTATTAAAGGTCGATAGAGCGGTATTGCATGAAAATGACAGCATTTTGCAGAAATATCGTCTTAATAACCCTGATTACCTAGAAATATGTGAGTTTATTGGAGGAAAAGCGTGTACCACGACATAAAGCCTATTACAAAAATCGATACCCGTGTTAATTTCATCATCAAATGTGACGATGAACAGCAATTAAGCGAGCTAAAACAGCAGTTAAACTTCAATAAAAAAATGGTGACTTATGACGAGTTTGTTAATCAACTCAGCAAAAATAACGAAAACTAGCATTACCGCACACACGCGCAATGCACTTATCTTGGCAAAAAACTTAAATATCACGCTAGTCAGTACGTCTCAAGAAATAAAGGCGCTTAACCGCACTGATTACGACACTTTTATCGTGGTTGGTGCTGCTTTCTATGAGAAAACCGCCGAAATTGAAGCATGGATAAGAGTGGGATCAGTTAAAAAGATTGTTTGGATTAATAACGAGTACCAAGTAAGCGCTAATTCTGAATATGCGCGTTTAATTAAAGATTACCCCAGCCTGATTATTTCCAATGTGGTTGAAGCAGGAAACAAGATCAAAGGTTACGATCAGTTTCAATTGCTTAATCTGAACGCACTTATTTATGACGACAGTGCGCGTGAAATTCAAAAAAAGTATGATTTAACTTATTACGGCACATATCGACCAGGCAGGCGGCTTTATTTGCAAAAATACTTCTCTGAGAGTCAGTTTTATATCAGCTCGTCTAAGCGCAATATTCGTAAAATACACCAATTATGTGGCGTAAACACGCAATTCTGCGATAAATTTAACTGGGAACAAGGTAAAGAAACGCTGAATTTATTCAAATACTCTTTGTATATAGAAGATGAGTTTACCCACTCACATTACAACCATCTTGCCAACCGATTCTATGAATCTTTGATGTGTAATGTAGTGCAGTTTTTTGAAGAGTCATGCAGAAGTACCATTAAAGCCGCTGGTTATGATGTAGCAGATAAATATTTTGTCAGCAATAAGCATGAGCTAGAGCAAAAAGTTTCTGACTTTGATTTTAATGCCTGCATCCAAGAGCAGCGCGAAAAATTTACACCCAAAGCACAGCAAGAAAAACAGGAGGCATTGCAATGTATATCTGCGCTGCTCACAAACAACTAAAACCCATGTTACAAAACTTTAACCGACTATATGCTTTCCCAAATACGCCTGATCTTGATGATCAGCATAAAATAATCTTAGATTCAGGTGCGTTTGGTTTGAGTAAATCAGGTAAAAAGATGGACGCACAATATCTGCATAGCTTAGCCGAGCATTATAGAAAGTACGGCAAACAAAAGAACGTTTATTGTATTGCGCCCGACGTGTTCAAAAATGCTCAACAAAGCATAAGGCAATATAAAGACTTTATTGCGCGTTACCCTGGTATTAAAGTCGTCCCTGTACTGCAATTTAGCAGTAGCACCATTGATTTATTCAACAGCAAAAAACAAATAGAACAATACAGCAAGCTATCAAAAAGCGGCATGATTTGCATATCCAATAATAAATTCAATCCCGTCAAACAGCATGATGAACTTGCTTATATCGTTAAGAAAATTCGTCTTAAATTCAAGCAAGTATGGATACATGTATTAGGTGCAGGCTACTCGCACAATAACGTAAAAGACTGGCTGTCTTTAGGCGTTGATAGCATGGATAGCATAAGTTACTACACCGACGCACAAGCACAGCTTGCTTGGGTAAGAGATAGCTACCAAACCAAGCCTAGCTCAAGCGACTTTAAAGAAATCGCACTTAATAATGCTATGGTCGCAAACTTATGAAATATTTTCTACAAAAAAAAGTAAGCTCTCACGCTGAAATAAGTGCGATAGTCAAAAAAATTCACATATCACATTACAATTTTGGCTTTTATTTCGACAACATCAATACTGTGCGTGTTTTTTCTGACAGCAAAGAAGTTTTACAGCGCTTAGAAATAAATGATGATATTCAGCGAGTACCTGAACATACTCAGTACATGCAATGCATACGAGTAAGAGCCTTGGAGCGACAAACGCCACGGCAAAAAACCAAGCGCATTGCACGCTTAAAAGAACATTTAGCAAAAAAAGGCATTCAATATAAAGAAGACTATACCAAACCGCAAGCGCGGCATGACTACTTCATCAACATGCACAGCATTAGCAATGGCTCAAGTTTTCGCTTGTATGTGCATAACAAGATTGTAAACAACAGAAATAACGAATTATTCAGTAGCTATGGATTGAGCCTAAATGGCGCAACTATTCCCTATTTTTAACCAGGAGCAATAATGATTTACCAATTTGAAACTGACAACCAACAGCGAGCCACTGCCGCATTAATGGTCTATGCAGTCTATAAAAGCCGTGATATATCGCGATTTAAAGTCTCTACAAAAATGTGGGAGCAAATAACTGGCTTTGTAAAGCTGGCAGCTAAGCGCTCTATCAATTTAGCGGAATTTATTGAGTATTTTCGCAAGCCAATGAAGTGCGAAGCAATACAAGCGAAATATTGCAAAATCGACAAGTCGATCATGATGATTGATGGGGCGCTATCTGCCGCAAGCGATACTGAAGCGCGTCAATTTTTAACATCAGAGCTAGAGCAAGCCGATCAAAAAAAGGTCATTAGCACCTTAATCAAAGAAACCGCGTTCGTCATTATGCTGGTGCGCGAGCGTCTTGAAAATGAAAAACAAACAGACAAAATACAGGACTAACATGAACTACTTATTAAGCGGTACATTTACAACCAAAAGCCCTTTATCGCATATCAGCGAATCAATCAGCACAGGCTCTTTATTGAATGAGCGTGCAATGCTGCAAAGCAACGGTGAACTAATCGACGTTTTTTGCTACAACGGCAACGCATGGCGTGGACAGTTGCGTGATTTAGCGGCACTGTATTTAATAGAAAAGCTAGACATTACTGAACTTAAAATAGATATTCATAACTTTTTATTCAGCGGCGGAAAAATAGGCGGTCAATCAAAATTCAAACTGGAAAACGTGCGCAAACACTTTGAGTTGTTGCCTGCGTTTTCGTTGATGGGCGGTTGCCTTGATAACATGATGCTACCAGGCAAGTTATCAGTATTTGATGCACTGCCATTATGCCAAGAGGCTATTATTGAGCTGCCGCAGTCAGAACATACGGCAGCAGTTGAAAACAGCTATAAACGCATGGTGATTGAACGTGAATTTACACGCATGGATGACTCTAAAAATATGCAACTAAATGACACGCTCAGTGCTGAAGATTTTGAAAATAAAGAAACGGTTCAAATGCGAATGGGCGGCGAGCTGCTTAACTCAGGCGTGGATTTGTTTACTCGTATTCTTGCGCGTGACAGCTCTTTAGTAGAGCTCGGGGCTTTGTGTTCTGCTCTAGCTAAGTTTGCTGATAACCCATTTATTGGTGGTCAGCACAATAAAGGGCATGGCAAAGTCGATATTGCGTATAGCATTAATAATCAGCACTTCTTTGCTGTCAATGACTTTGATATAAAGACTAGCGACTTGTTTACGAGTGCTTTAGCTGCTTACGATGAGCACCTAATCGCCAACCAATCTACAATACTGGAGCTACTACAATGAAAGCACTAAAAATCACAGCTCATTTAGAGAAAGGCTTTAGTGCAAGCGACGCATGGAGCCCATCGCTTGACTCAATTCTTGCTTATTTCTCATTAAAAAATAAACTCGGTAGCCGACAATTTAACCTTGATACGGCTATGGGCGTACAAACTACCGTCGATGATTTACCATTAGAACGCATTTGCTTTGATGAAAAATGGTGGTGGGCATGTTCCACGCCAGAATTTGACAAGCAACAAGAAATCAATCGTGCATTTTATAAGAAATTCAATATCGACACCGCTTTAATGATTGAGCGCAAAGTAAGAAATATCGAGTTGACTAAAAACCAGTTTAAAAATTACGCATTGATATTTAAAGAGATTATTACCGATAGTGTTAGCTGGCATGTGATAGGTGATGAGGCAAAGATTATGGCTTTATTGGCTGACTGCCAGCAGATAGGCGCAAAGCGTGGCAAAGGAATGGGGCTAGTAACAAAATGGTCAGTGAGTGCGGGTGATATGCAAAAGGCTTTATATAAGCGTGCCTTGCCTATTGAGTATGCAGAATTAAAGAAAATACAAGGGGTTAAACTGTGGCGAGGCTTTTGCCCATCATATCGACTTACTGAAAATCAGGGGCTTTGTGTGATTAATTAATTGTTTTGTGTTGACAAAACAATTAAAAAGACTACAATACTTTACCAAGAGCTTAAGAAAAGCTCTTTCGACTCAGCGATACTGAGAACCCGAAATGGAGAATTAAAAATTAAAAATGAAAACTGTAAACGAATTAAAAAAAGGTGACATTTTAACAAACACAAATCATGGATTTGATATTGAAATTGTCGAAATTGGAAAAAAGAACACTAGATATTTGAATTTAGAAACTGGCGAAAAAGTTAAAAGCTTTACAAGTAAGTTTAACTTTATGCTTAGAGAAGGCGTTTTTATTAAAAAAGAAGAATTATGAAAACAGCGGCACAATTCGCAAAAGAGGCTGGGCTACCCAGCCTCTTGATGGTGGCTGAATTGTCAGGGCAATCATCACAAACATTAAACAATTGGTTTAAAAATAAGCCTTTTGTATTTTATGCAGTTATAGAAAAAGCAGCCAAGGAATTTAACATGAAATTTAGAATAGACTTTAAGTATAAAGAAAATAACAATGCTTTCAATAATTCTTGGGAGCACGGTTTTCAAATAATTAATGCTGAAAGCGAAAGCGAAGCAAAAGAAAAATTTAAAAAATTATGGACTGCTGATAGCGAGTTAGTTATAAAAACATTAGAAATAGTTTGACGTGACGCTAGGCAGGTAAAAACATATGAACTCGGAAAATAAAAACGGGCTATCTGGCAACCAAAATGCTAAAAAAAAAGAAGAGGATAAAAAGCTATCATTTATTCATGCGAGATGCAGCTCTCATGATAAGGCGCTCTGGGTAAAAGAATCTCAAAGAAGAGGTGTAAAACTAACTGAATTTATAGTGAATACACTAAATAAAGAAATAAAATGAATACAAAACTACCTGCGCGCGTATACCTAAAGCATAACGCGTATTACTACGTAACCTTGCCAGATCGGAAATGGATACGACTAGGCAAAACAGAGTCAGAAATGTATGCCGCGCTATCAAAAATAAAAGACATCGACAGCGGAAAAGGAACAATGCTGGAGCAGTTCGAACGATACGAAAACGAAATAATACCGACCAAAGCACCCAGAACCCAACAAGACAACAAATCAGAAATAAAAAACTTAAAAAAAGCATTCGGCAAAATGCTCCCCGAAAACATAAAGCCAAAACACATCTACGCATACATGGATGCGCGCGGGCAGACATCAAAAACCAGAGCAAACAGAGAAAAATCACTACTAAGCGTAGTTTTCAGCAATATGGTTCGTTGGGGCATTGTAGAGTACAACCCATGCAAACAAGTTAAGAATTTCACCGAAAAACCCCGCGACAGATACGTAGAAGACTGGGAATATCAAGCGGTACTCTCGCTTGCATCCGCAGTTATGCACGCCGCCATGGAAATAGCAGTTATAACAGGAATGCGCCAAGGCGATATCATTAAACTAAAATACAGTGATCTAACAGACGAAGGAATTCGATTAACACAGAACAAAACAGGGAAAAAACAAATTTTTCAATGGACAGACGATCTAAGAGCCGCGATCAAGAAATCACGCGAACAAAAACGACATGCAGAAAGCGTAATAAATATAATAGCAAACGAGCGCGGGCAAGCTTATACGTCAAATGGATTTAAAAGCAACTGGCAACGCTTAATGAACAAAGCAATAGAGACAGGCGCAATAAAAAACAGATTCACATTTCACGATTTACGAGCAAAAGCAGGCAGTGATGCGAATGGAAATGCACAAGAATTATTAGGACATGCTAACGCAGCAACAACTCGAAAAGTCTACGAAAGAAAGCCCGCAAAAGTGAAGCCAAATCGTTAAAAAGTTAGACAAACTAAAAATAGTTAGACATTTGACTATATAGGCATTACAAGAATGTAGCAAAAATGGGGTGGACGATGGGTCTTGAACCCACGACAACCGGAATCACAATCAGAAACCTTATTTAACTATTTTTTAGTTATTTCAGTGATTTATATAAATAGCGTCTAACTATAAGCCTTATTTTAGCCATTATTTAATCAAAGAGTTATGTTTTTTATACGCACAAAGTTAGACAGATTTTAAAGCTATTTTCTATTTGCCTCATTCCCACGTTCTCCGTGGGAATGAGGAAGGTCAGATAAATATGGCTCGTGAAAGCCCATATATTCTTACGTCCATAATAGCTAGACTAGATAGAGAAACGTCTGTGGAGCCATTTATAATAAAGTCTTGACCAAGATAACCTGGGGTATGTCTACCAGCTTTAACATATGCGTTACCGTATTTATCAGATACGTAATAAGCTACCTTGTAACTCGAGTATTCGTTTGATATTTTCCATCCGAGGATGTTAGTACTTAACTGACCGCCTCCATCAGTCCTTGAAAATGCGCCATTGATTACGTCGTAATAAAATCCGTACCTCATGTCAAGAATTATCTTTTTTTCATTTATTGTATAGGGTGTAGTATCGGGTTCCACTATCACCATTCCATCCATCGTCACTGTGAGGATTGGAGAATTTATCTTAAATGGCGGAGAGGAAGAACTTAACTCTCCAGCCCACACCCAGTCATGAAACTTAAATCCAACAACTTTTCTATTTCCTACGTAATCCATAAAGTAATTACTTTGTTCTTGAGTGAGGATAGGGGATTCTATTGCTCCAAGGGTGACAGTTTTAGCTACCATATCTATGTTAAAAGTCATGGGATAGAATTCTTCTGGCGAAACGTAATAAAATGGATCTCCGATATTGTTAGTGCCGAATCCAGAAACATGCAGGTTAAATACACCACAAGCTTCTGTAACATCTTTGTTGACTCCAATTATTCCATTAAACTCCCCATAGTGAAATGCCGGACCAGGATGTAGGTCTCCAAGCAGTATTTCCCCTGTTTTTACGGTTGCTCTGTTTTCTACAAAAGCATAAACTAATTTAAAGGGGGTAGAATCTACCCCTAAGGTGTTGATAAGCGGGGCTCGTGACATTAGGACTATATATCTTTTCACCCCGTTTATTACTTTCACTGCCGCACCGTAGATGATGTTAGGGCTAGAAGCACCAAAGATGGATTTCCCTTCGTCGTATAGTATTCCTGATTGAAGTATAGTATTCCCAGAGCGGTCAGTCTGTAAAGGAGCCTCATACCTACCCCTTAAAAAGTAGGTGTCTGTAGGATTCCCCCAAGTTATATAGTTATTCCCATCAGTCCAATCAAATATCCCACCATAAGCAGAGGTATAGTCTGGTAGACCTGGGGTGTTGATGATGCCATCATATATCTTGTGGGAGTTGGCATCAAACTTTATTACAGTGGCTTTAGGGGGTACTCCAAATACGAAGTTGGATTGAGTACAAACTCTAGGGTTATTTACAAACCCTGCTATTCTTGGGGTATCCCAGTTCCGATGAAAACTTACTACAACTCTATCCCCAACTTTAAAAGCACTCGTACCACAATTCCCATAAAATACGGGAACATCAACCAAGTTGGGAGTTTTATTTATCACATAAGCCGCGTTATGCACGCCACGCACCGAACTTACTTCACTCTCATTCTGAAAAGTTATATTGCACGTATTATTTTTAGCGTCTATCGACGTTATCTTTCCTGCTCTGTACTCAGGTCTCCAGTATTGTTGCGCTGGTAAGGCTATCCAATTGTATACGAGGGTATATGCCCCTACTTCTCTCGCGGGGGTTAATGTGCGAGTGGTATTATGAGTGGTTGGGGAGATTAGGATAGCTTCGTTGTGCGGAGCATTCACTTCATCAGAAAGCTCAATCGTATCTACTTCTCCAGTCAGTCCCTCAGTAAATGTGATACACCAAGCTTCCACGGGCATTGGGTTTGCATATTTTGCTAAATCCTGATCTAAAGCCTTAAGTTCATAAAAAAGGGAGAAATATTTGGCATCAAGAGTGCGCTCTGTGCTTTTAAGATTATCAAGTTCGGTTTTTAATTCTGCTAATTGTTTTCGCAGTAATAACTCATCTTGTAAATTATGCTCCCCTGTTACTAAATTTTGTAACTGGGTGAATTTATCTTCCACCTCTATATTTTTTAAGGTTATTTTAGCTTTAACAGAAGTTAAGTTACCATTTACTTTTGTCATTGATGCAATGACTTCCGTTTTTCTTGCGCTTAATTGGCTTGTTTTATAAATTTCTTTTATTAGGTACTGACCTTTGCCTCTGTCATTGAGTATTAACGCTTTACCCATCAGAAACCTCCATAGTCACCAATCTTTTACTAAAATTTTTTACTACTTTTGTGACTGAAACAATAAGCGTGGGACTAATTTCCACAGAGTCACCGACATTTAAACCTGCAATCGGCGTGGCTCTTACTCGCAACGATCCGCTTGCATCTGTATTTACAAAAGATATACCTGATAATTTGTATTGCGTGGGTGAATTATTTACTGGGATTATCCCAGATAATGCCATAGTTATACTAAAATGTTTTGCCCCTTGTGAGCTGGAAAAATTTTTTACGTTAAAAGGCTCAGAGATAACTTCTTTTGTTGTTCCGTCGCTGTAGATGGTTACTTCATGAATAGTGACTAAGCCATTGGGTCGCGCACTAATACTGCTTAAAAAATTGCCCCCGTTAGGGATAGAAATTGAAGCTGTATTTTTGTTTCCTTTTGCTATTCTTAAAGTTAATGTGTGCAAGGGTAAAATTACATCTGCAAGTCCATCTTGCGTGCCAGTTAATATTGCAGAATAGCGCAAACCAATACTGTCTGGCGAGGAATTTATAATAATCCCAAAGGACGGTAAACCACCTACAAACGAATCCGATTCACCCGTTAGATCAATTATTATGTTATTTGGAACTCTCCCATGCAAAATAGCGTTATTAAGCAGTGGGACGGATGTATTAACCCCTTGTATAATTGTTGGAGTATTTCCTGTTCCATGTAGGGAAAATCCAGAATTAACTTGAATTATAGGACCGAAAATAGGGGTATTAAATACTAAACTTCCTGTCCCCACTAGAGCAGTTTGGCTATTCCCAATGGTCGAGGATGCTAAGTTACCTGTTAGTGTTAATGCTTTATGTAATGCCGTTCCAGTATAAGGCACACCCGCTTGGGTCTGCACCGCTAGGGACATTAAATCTTGCCCCCCTGCGGCTTGGGAAAGTAGCAAGGTTTGGTTGGATAGGGTGTCCGTTGCGGAATACGCTGTTACGTAGAAGTCTGTGCTTCCCGTTATGGTTTTTCCAACAAATTCAATAAGATTACTGGTAAATCTTACTGCGACTTCTGCTATGGTCGTTCCAGGGGTTAGAGAGTCCTCTAGTATGAATAGGATTATTGTTTCGCCGCCAGCCGTTCTAATTTGTGAGCTTGCGGCGGTTGCTGCATCCTTTCCTACTGGATGGAAAGTAAATATCACATCAGGCTGATCTGACCAACCAATCATCTGGTTGACGTTAGGCACAGACATAAAAGCCGCAGAAGCACCTGCAGCTAAGGCAGTTTTATAGAATAGAAGTCCGCCTTCGGTGCTTATATAATAACTGGGAGCGACTTGATTACCCCATATCGGGGTGGAAAGGGAAATAGTTTGAATACTATTATCCCCCGCCAGGCTAAACATAGTCCCAGTGGTTGACGCTCCCACCGCTGTAACCCACGCATCATATTGAGCTTTAGGTGTTAAAGAAGAGGCGGTTACGGTGGAATTTAGGTTGGTTAAACCAGACCCTGCCCCGCTTAAATCAATAGTTGCCATGCTAGGTTATGGAATACCACCCGTTTGCGGGCTGATTTATTATGAAGTTAGAATTGGTCGATGATTGAGAGGTGGTGGTGTTTGTGGTATCCAAATCCACGTACCAAAGCAGCTTATCTGTCGTACCCAGGAACGTGTTCGCCGTTACTGGCTGAACGCAGATTAGAAATTTAGCCGTTATTGTTACATTCGCTCCAAAGTTCGCTGCCCCACTTGCAAACGAAGTTGTTCCAACAACTGAAGCAGAATCTAAAACGGGAGCAGGAACGGCAATGGGCGCACCTGCTCCTGTTGTTATAACGCCCAATAATTGCGAGGTTGTTGAATGCGTGGCAGACGGAATGTAGGTGTTATCTGCCAGAATAAACATATTGCTCCCTGCGGTTGCATCATCCCATTGTCGCCCCGCCGTTCCGAAAAGCGTTGTTTCTAATCCGTTATATTTTGTTACCACTCCAATTGCCATATCTTTCCCCTATGTTAATTTTTTTTCTGCTAAAAATAGTAATTTTATGGGGGTCACTGCAATATCTAATTGCTTTATTCCCCCCTCGAAAACTCCTGATTTAGTGCTTATTCTGACGCGTGAATGATTTTTTATTAGCCATTCTAAAGAATCCCTTACGCCTATATCATAAATTTCTAAAGCCCATTGCCCGTCTGCTTCTGATAATCCCAAATCAGTTATGACATTGCCGCCATCAATAGTAGCGGTGTTAGTTAGCCTTCTTGAAAGCGGTGGCAATTTGCTTGTAGAAACTTTATGTAGTTGAACGCTTCCGAGCAGGTCGAATGTTTTTGCAGTTATAGAAATCATGTTAAGAGTGTCATCCCTTCTGCTAATGCTTCGATACGAATATTATTTATAAGCCCTTCCATAACGGCTTGTAATTCAGGGGCTAAGTTTCCAGCATCTATGGTCACCTGTGTGCCGCCTTGCAATCTATTTGCCTTTGCTCTCATTAAGTCTATTTCTGCATTATTTAGGTCTGTTGCATTAGCTAAAGCTTGGTCTGCTCTATCGTTAGATAGACCTAACTGACGTTCGAATTGAAACCCAAAGGTATCCCCTTTCTTAGGTCCTGATCCAAAGATTGCCGAAACACCATCCGTGGTGGACTTAACTACGTCGGATACTGATTTAAAAGCGGCTTCTGCAACTTTTGCCGCCGCTTGTATTTCTGCTACATCCACGGTTGCTTTAAACTTCAGTGCCTGTACTTGCTTGGCGGTGGCTAATTCAGCCATTTTTCTTTTTAACTTTCCAGCCTCTGTTATCCCTAGCCGTTGCGCTTCTGTTAGCTTTCCCGTTGCCTTGGCTTCTGCTTCTATGGCATCCTTTGTCTTAGTGGTTTGTACGCCAAATGTTTCTACCGTTTTTACCCCGTCCTTTAGTACGATTCTAAATGACTTGTGCGCCTTATCCGCTTTTTCAATTGCCGCTTTAAGGTCATAGTCTGCCTTTTTTGTTGTTTTTACTTTTCCTGTAGTTAAATCCAATTCCAACCCAAGGTCTTTCATCCCTTTAACAACGTCGGTAGTGGTTTTTTTCCATGTTATGGATTTAGTTGCCGCGTCTGCTACCTCTTTATCATAATCCCTCACTACAGCAGGCGCTTTTCTCCAGAGCTTATCCACTTCGTCAAATACAATTTTTCCAGACTCTTGAGCCTTTTTTAAATCCTTATAATTAGTTATTGTTTTCCCAAGCTCAACGGAGGCTTGCCTAAGCTCCTCTTTTTTAGCTGCCTCTTGCTTGGTCGCAAGCTCGGATGCAGTTGTCGATGCCTTGGTTGCTTTTGTATAATCATTGTATTCCCCAATACCAATGGTTATGGCGGTCGCCACACCTGCAAGAGCTAAACCGACAGGGCCTAAAGCAAGAGCGGCTGCCCCTGCCCCTCTTGCGAGAGAAAGAAGCGAAGTGTTTGCGCCTGTACTACTCAAAACCGCCAAAGCCCCACCTACGGTGCTGAGGGTAGTGGCGATTAAATCAAGAAAGGGCAATACCTTGTTGATAGCAGACCCTATCCCTGCAACTTCCCCCACAAAATTTGCAACCCCTGTACCACTCGCTGAAGCATCTGCCAACATAGTGGCAATCCCAGTGAATAATGGCTTTAATCCCTCAATGACTCCTGCCGATGCACTTGCAAGTGACCCCATGAAATCCACAATTGCCTGAAGAATAAGTTTAAGGTCTTCGGGTTTAGTTGGATCTAAGCCATCAAACAAGCTTCCAATTTCTTTTTTTATATCCCCAAATCCAGACAATAAGTTAGTGAAGTCAATTCCTGCGAAAGCATCGGGCAGTGCTTTTGCTATTCCAGCAAACAAAGTCTCTATATCCCCACCCTGAGTGTTTAGAGCGGTAAATAACGGATCTAATCCGCCCGCTTTAACAATATCACCAAATGCTTTTTGTATTTTTCCAACCCCAGTTACTGTATCGTTAAACCCAGGAAGGAGTTTCTCACCCACCGCGAACCAGTAGCTTTTAATGCAACAGCCGTTATATCTTGGCTCTTTTTTAAGCTATCAAAAGCAATAACCATTTTACCCGCCTGGTCTACTCCTGTTATTTGAGAAGCGATAACTAATTTTTGTTTTTTATCCAACCCTTTAAATGCTTTTGCCACATCTATGAAAATCGATTTTCCGTCACGCATTTTCCCATTAACATCTAATTGAGAAACACCAATACTATTAAGCGCATCTCCGACGGGTTTTGATTTATCGATTAACTTTAGTAGTCCCGTTTTAAGAGCATTCGCCGCTTCAGGTCCGCTCCTAAATACCTCAATTATGGGGGTAAGTAGCCCCGTCGTTTCCTCAAAGGAAAAGCCCATCTTACTTGCAATAGGGGAAATGGCTACCATTCCGTCCGCTAAAGTAGAGAGGGAAGTGGCGTAATGATTAGACACATTATTAAGCGCTTCAATATAACGCGGAGCAGCAGAGGCTTGTGCGCCAAATCCCTTGATTGAAGCTATTAAAATCTCAGACGCTTTCCCAATATCCACATCCCCAGCAACAGTTAAATCTAAAGCCTGCTTTTCTAAAACTGCCGCGTCCTTGGCGTCAAACCCCGCTTGTTTAAAGTCTGCCATCCCGTTTAAGACAGCGGTGGCAGCAATTCCATATTTTTCTGATAATTTAATAACATTATCTGTAAATGATGTAACTGAAGGGTCAGTAGCGTCTAATACTTTAGCCAAGTTTCCTTGCGCATCTTTAAAATCAAGTGCCTTCTGGATTGAAAAACCACCATAGGCGGCGGCTAATGCAACTAAAGCCGTTTCGGTTTTTAATAATGATCCAGCAAGAGTATCTAAGGGCTGAGTAACATCGGATACTTGATTATTTAAAGAATGTAAATTTCTGCCAATTCCCGTAATAACTCGACTCGTATTATCCGTTGCACCAAAGATTATTTCTATCGTTTCCGAAATACTAGCCATTATCTACCCCTTTCTCTAAATAATACTTTTCCCATAGAATTAATTCCGTGGTGGTGATTTCCCCCTCTGGGAAAAGAGAGGGCTTTACTTGAAACAAAAATTGGTTTCTTGCTTCGCATAAAGCCATAATCCCTGCTATGCCTGGATATTCCCAGAGGGATCTGGCTTTTTTACAGCAATTTCCATCCCCAACCCTGTTAAAGCAGTGATTTTATTGGTTAATAAATAAAATTCTATTGGGTAACACTCGGCAAATTTAACGGCTGTGTGCTGATCAATCTCAGGAGTTAAAGAACAAACCACTAATTGGTTTATTCGCTTAACAAGATCGAAAGGGACATTCGTCCCTGTGCCTAACACCTCACGCAACTCTGCGGTTACTTCTTGAGAATTACCCAATGCTTCTACTATTTGAGAAAGCGATTGCTGAGTAGTTTCAAGGTCTAACATACGAGCTAACTCTTCCCCTGTTTGCCCTCTAATACGCCAAAGCGGTTCACCCTCAAAAAAGGAAGCTAGAGATGGTACTTTAACCTCCTCAATTCGTTGTTTAAATTCCTGCTTAAGAAATGCCGTTTTATTAAATGCCATTAACTTGCTCTATCAATAGATTCTACTTCGGGTGAAATGGTGCACGAAACACTAGGATTATTTGCCGCACCAAAAGTACGTCCAATGCCTAATTTTCCTTGGGTTAAAATATGCGGCAATTTGTTCCGATCTTGATAATATTTAAACCACAAAGTTTCCCCTTTTTTACCGATTAAGTTATCAGTAATCCCGTCTTTTAACACCGCTGTAAAAGACCCTTGCCCTAATGATGAGCTGGATGCGCCTATTGTTGCACCGTAAACCTGTGTGGAACTGGTTGAAAATGAGGTTTCTGCTGGTACAAAATCATTAGCAAACGTTTGTTCTAAGAAAATAGGGTCACCATAGGACGCATAAACTCCTTTAGTATTTCCGCCTGTGTGAATGGCAGGCAGTGCAGTAGAAAAATGTATTTCGGCTGTTTCATTAGCAACTGTAAAAACGGGAAAATCTGAGCGTTCAACATGAGTTCCGATAATAGTAAATATTTCCTGCTGTGAAATTACTGCCGCAGCACTACTAGCTAATCTTACTTGACCAATTTCAATGGATGAAACTGGGATAAAAGGCGGTCCTCCTGCTGCACCCCGTGTTTCGGAAAATGTAGTAGAAGCCCCAGCAGTTCCCGTAATAAGAGCAATCGCACCTAAGGAAGTTACCGTAATAGAGATAACGCTTGCTACATTGGTTGCAGGTCGAGTTATTGAGGTATCAACGGAAGCGGAAACTACAATATCAGTTCCTGCGATGGAAGCAGTTAAGGCTGCAATGTCAATCGAGTTATTAGCCCCTGATACCGATGGCAGTATCGCCCGCACGGCTGAAGAGGTAAAAGTTAAATGGTCGCCACTGTCTGTCAGTGCGCCCATAGGGTAAAAAGTAACCCCTGTTTCATATTCTAAAAGTGAGTTTTCATTAGACATACTGTCTCCTTATTGTGTTAATTGACAGCAACGAACGGATCGCCGTGCTGAGTTGCATAAAAAATAGTAAAAATAACCACCAGCGAAATAATGCCACTGCCCTCAGCTGGATAAGTAGGGGTTGCTGATACATAGTCCATTCTGTTCGCCAAGCCACCAAAGCTGCTATCGTTTGCCATAATGGTTTTAATAACTTCCCCAATGACCGCATTGGCTTCCGTGCTTGCGTGACTGATTACGTTAAACTGCATATCCAACGCAATCGGAAAGCTACACTTCTGCATCCCAAAAGCTTGCTCTTCTGCCGTATCTTCGCCATCCCAGATAGATACATTTCTAACAAAAGCATCATTAACATGTGCGCGTTTCGTGCGCTCTACCGTGTCTGATGATAAGCTTTGCGCTCGTGCAGTGAATGCTTTAATAATTTGCTCTCTAATTGTGTCAGCCATTGCGCCTACTCAATATAAAATTAACTTGTGCGTGCAGTTCGCTTAATAAACGATCTGCCGATGTCGTTTGTACTTGCTGTGACAGCCCTGGGGTTTTTTCGTAAATCGTAGTTATAGATGGTCCGAACATTTCTTCGATGGGCAATCTTGGCGAATAAACACCAGGTGATATTTTTGATCGCTTAAAAATGCCTGTATGCCCGCTGTGTATTGTTGCGTAAAAATGGTGACGGAACTTTACTCCCTGCTCCGCTTTCCATATTTTTACAGAAACTCCTTTTGCTAGTTTTCGATTAGCAAATAAAATCGCGGGCATTGAAGCCCCTCTGAGAGTGATTTTTGCACTCAGTCTATCGTTACTTGCTTTTCTGATTGAGATGTACTCTTTAATCTTTTTGGATTTCAGCGTAACCGTCTTGCCCACTTCTTTTGCTACCAGTGTTTTTGCAGCCGCCGCTGTTTTATTAATTGAACGTCTTAGTGCTGTTTTAGTATCGCGCTGAATACCATTTAATAGCGCATTCACACTAGCTAATTGCGCCTGATTAATTGTAATTGTTGTCATGATTTAACCACCACACGCACATAATGACCATCATCAAATAAAACGCTTTCAACGACAAAAGATTGTTTATTAAACATAATTCTGTCCCCCTTTACTGGGTAATGCGTAATGCTTTTTAATAAAAATTCCACTTCTTTGCGATATTCGATCGTATAGCCATCTAGCCCTACATCCTGCACCAACTGATCAACCACCGCTTTAATCTGTATTGATCCGCCCGATTGATAAATATAAGTAATATCATCACCCAAGCCAGTCATTAACGCGTCGTCTGAAAACATATCCAAAAAACTAGACATTTAGGAAATTGTCCCTTTTTCAATGCTTAATGTAACAAACCATGTTGTTTTTCCATTATCATTCACCTGTATTTCCAGCAAAGCCGAGCCGTATTCAGTGATAAGCGCTGTATCTGCGCTACTAAAAACAACCACCACTAATGAATTAGCCCAATCAGCCCCCACAGTGGTACTAGCGCAAACAACTGGGTTAATTAAAGTTCTCGCTCTATCTTCACTAATTAACGCTGCTTTTACGACCGCAGCTGTATTAATCGAGAATGCCGTATTATCTTTTTTTAATGAAACTGGAAGCGTTACATCATCACCCGTTACAATCACCGACATAGTATTGATGCCTCGTTATTTTTCTTAATACTGGCTGATAACAAAGTTAATTTATTAGCCGTTAATCTTTGTTTTCGTAAATTAGCACTGACCTGCCCACTGATATTCGCATTCAAACCGCGCGTAATGTATGCGCTTCGTAAGCCGCTAATAATAACCGTTGCACTACTACCTGACTGAGCGTTTAAGTGTGTCCATGCGCTGGCATTATTCGGGGCAGTTGAACCAGCGGTTAAAATATCCCAAGCAGTCATTGCGTATGACTCCAAACTTTTGCGGCTATATCTAACTTATCCTGTGCTGTCACTGCTGTCACTACTGCGGGAATAGTGATTAAGATGTTACTTGATATAGTTTCTGAATGACCTCCGTTAGCAACATCTAGAATGAAACTTTTAGTAAGCCCTACGCTACTCATTAATTCGAAGGAAGCACTGGAAAGAACTTGTATTACTTGTTGTTTCCCTAAGTTAATACTTTGAATTAGCTCAGTAGAGCTTGAACTACTGACAGCCAACATCTGTTGTTGCAGCAAGCTAATGATTTGAGTTAATTCTGAAGATATAGAATTATTAATTCCTAGCAATTGTCCTTGAGTTAAAGCTATATTTTGAATTACTTCAGATAGTGTAGAGTTATTAATTCCTAGCAATTGTCCTTGAGTTAAAGCTATATTTTGAATTACTTCGGATAGTGTAGAGT